CACGGTGAATGTTGCGCTGGCAGTTTTGATGACGGTATAAGTATACACGTCGATTGCCGAAGCATTGCCAGATGTCGGGGCCGTCCCACCTTGCCACTTCGGCGTGACGGACGATCCATCCACTTGAACTGCACTGTTGTAGTAAGCAGTTGAACCCTGCGTCACCAAGTGAACGATGGTGAGCGTGTCACCAGTCGCCATGAAAGTATTCAACGATGTGCCGCTGGATGCGCGGATGTTCAGCGTCCAGTTAGCCGAAGCGTTGCTGGTGTAGTACAGCACCGACTGCGTGGCGGCATCGTAGTTGATCGTGCCAGTCGCCGCCGTAGCAGAGACCGTGGCCGTTTCAAGGATGTTTGGAAGCTTTGTGGAGGCTGCGGAGGATGACCCCGCCAGAGTTATGGCCGTCGCAGAGACAGTCCCCGTAAACGTAGGGGATGCAGACAACGCAATACTGCCAGAGCCTGTCACATTCTGTCCGAGTGCTGTCGCAACGCCTGTGCCAAAAGAGGTAATACCTGTACCGCCGGAGGCAACGGGTAGAGTTCCGGTCGTTAGGGCAGTGGTAGAAGAGGCGTACATCGCCCCGTTCGCGGTAAACGAGGTAAGTGCCGTTCCACCGGATGCGGTGGGCAACGTGCCTGTTGTAAGCGCCGAAGTCGAGGAGGCATACACCGCACCATTAGCAGTGAACGAGGTGAGGTTGGTGCCGCCATTCGCAGTGGGGAGTGTACCTGTCACGCCGCTCGTAAGAGAAATGTTGGTGACGGTGTTGTTGGAACCGTTGATTGTCTTGTTTGTCAGCGTCTGGGTGCCCGCCTCCGTGACAGGAGCGTTTGCCACTTCGATGACATCGGTGCTGTTTGTGTAGACAATCGCCTTCTTGCCATTGGCAATCGTAACACCGGTCTGGCCACTGACCTTCACGGTCACAGAGTAGCCGCCGCTGGTGTTGTTGAAGAAGATGTAGGGCTTATCGACAGCCGGGACTTCGACCGTGCGATTTGCCGTGAGGACACCGGTCAGTTCGATGACATAGTTGCGGCCATTCGACGACGTGCCGTCCGGAATGGTGAGGACCGTTGCCGCACCGTCAGTCACGGCCTGCGTCACATACCCGGCAATCGCCTCTTCAATAAGGCTGCCAAGGTTGGTGTTTGTTGTCGCGCCCCAAGTGCCGGACTGATCGCCTGTGCCAATCAGTTCAAGCTTGAGATTTGTCGAATAGGTGCTGGCCATACAACGGCTCCTAAGCGGCTATAGGTGTCCATGTCGGGGATTGAGCAGGGGCAATACCGGCCCATGACGGGTTCTGGTTGGGGGTGATTTGACCCCATACAAGGACCTGTCCAACATATCCTGTTGCGGAAACGCCTGCAACAAGGACATTCGCTCCCGCACTTGCTGTTGCAGTTCCAACTTGTCCTGTACCAGAAACGCCCGTCACGTCGACATAGTTCACGGTCAGCGTTGTGACCGTTCCAACTTGTCCTGTGGCAGCCTGCCCGGTGACTGAGACATTGGCGGTGCCGACGACGGAAAGAGATCCAACTTCGCCCGTGGCAGATAGACCCGTAACGAGTGCCGCAGCGCCGCCAAAGGCTGCCGCCGTTCCAACTTCGCCCGTAGCAGACACGCCTGTGACAGGCACAAGAATAGAGGCTGAGACCGAAGCAGTGCCAACTGCCCCCGTGGCTAGGAGTCCACTAACGAGGCAGTTGGCGTCTGCTTCAACGGTGACCGTACCGACAGCCCCCGTTGCGGCAATTCCTGTGACGTCTGCCTGAACATTCAGAGAAACGACAACGGAACCTACCGATCCTGTCGCAAGCCCAATGGTGACCGCGCCCTGACCGAAGGGGAGTTCACCCCATCCAGCAGAACGCGACCAACCTTCAAAGGCTACAACAGCATCTGTCACGGCTCATCACGCAATACGGATAATGGCGTCAGTAGCGTTGGCGGTCGGGAAGACGACGGTGAAGTCGCCAGCCGAAGCCGTCTTGTCCGAACCGAAGTCAAGAATGACAACGGACGGATTAGTATAGGTGTGGGCCGGGGTGCTGTTATAGATCATCGCACCACGGGCCGTGAAAGACGCGGACGACCACGTCTCGTCAGCGAAATCCGTATACGCCGTCGTGCCACCGGTCGTCGGGTTGACGTTGGACAGCGCCGCGCCACCTGCCGTGTAGGCAGAGCCAGAGGTGTTGGTGATCTCGTTTGTCGCCGTATAGGCCGTCGTTGCGGCCGTGAAGGACGCGCTGTTGGTGTACAGAGCGATATAGAAGATGTCGCCACCAGACGCACGGAAATCGTGAGCGCCCTCAAGCAGTTGCTGCTTAAAGGAGGTGCACATAAAGTTACCGGTAAATGCCATCACAGCCTCCTTAGGAGTTCGGCCAGTTTAGGTTGTCCTGCCTCGGTCACGGCGTGACCAACGGTTGTCCTGTCGCTTTGTATAGCACGTTTCATGTGAAACAATACGACGTGCTCCATCTGGTCCCGAAAGGCCAGAGCCTGTTCCCGGATCGCGGGAGGGGCTGTGTCAGAGACCTGAATCAAACGCTCTACACAGCGTTTAGCCCAGAACTCAGGAGGGTGGCCGCCGTTTGAGGTGGCCGCCACATCCACCTTCATGACAGTTGCCTGACCCGGATCGACCCAAGACATCAGTTCGCCTTCACTCTTGTGAGCCCGTCACGGTAGGCGTCGATGTTCTCACGGCCTTCGCCGAGGTTCTTCAGACGGCTGACGGATTCGAGGAAACGGTTTTCGTACTTCTGCTGCAAGTCAGCCTCACCCTTCATGTAGGTGTTGGCCTCAGACAAGCTGCCATAGAGCATGGCTTCTTCGGCATAGGTGCCAAGCCATGACGTGCCCGCGTCAACAATTGACGCCGGGCGATAGTAGTAGTGTAGCTCCGCCGCATAACTTGAAGCTGGGACGGGGGCCAACAAGAAGTTGTCCACGTCAAACAGGGCGTAATACTTTGGAACACCCGTCGCGCCGGAAGGATTGTACTCCTGAACGTATTCCACATCCTTGTTCAGCAGAAAGACCTTCGAGCCGCTGACGGTAACCGACAGACTGTACGGGGACAGGAAGTCGCTGGGGGCGGCAAGATATTGATTGCTGGCCGAGCAAGACCCGCTGACGTTCTTACGGAACACCTCCATCTGCGCAGCGTAAATGATGCGCTCTTCGCAGTTGCGAATGAAGGTGTTGATGTTCTGATTGAACGTCGTCTCGTCGTACTCGGTCCAGTCTTTGATCGCCTGCACCAGTGTTGCGTATGTCCAAGCCATCACGGTCCCCCAATCACAATGGTCACAATACCAACGCTTGTGACCCCTTGGGTAGAGATATTCTGGATGAAGGGGAAGATCTGCTGACCAACCGGGACATCCATAGGTTCAATGCGGTCAGGCCGTGGGTTCGCCAAGGCCTGTGGTTCTGTCGGAGGGTAGATCGGATCAAGCTGCGGGTGCTTGGCTTCCCAGCACTCCGGACACGTCCTCAAGCCCTGCCACTCACGCTTCAGTTGCGTGTAGTAATACATCTGCCCACAGCGGTCGCAGATGGCTTCTGACTGAAAGCCTGTGGCATGACGCGCCATATCAGACCACCCGATAGAAGTTCTGGACTGGTGCCAGCGTCAAAGAAGCGCGGTCGCGGTCTTCACCGGCAGCTCGTTCGAACTCTTCCTCATAGACGGCCTTCAAAAGCTGAACACGCTCCGGGGCCTTCTTCATGGCGATGTAGTAGGCCAAGCCCGCAGCGAGGCAGGGGTAGAAGCGGAAGGGGACCTGAAGGGTATTTACACCAGCGCCAGCATCGTCCATGCGAACGAGCTTGTCCACGATGACGTAGTAGATCTCGTTGGGCTTTGGCCAAACATACAAGACGGGAGTGATCTGGCGGTCCACAAAATACTGAACAGGGCGTCCCTGTGTCAGCTTGTTTGGGATGTTCAGATAGTATTCGCGGCTGACTCGGTCGATGGTGAGGTCTGCCTGCGAAGAGGTGCCGACGCCGTCTTGGTTGCGGACGATGGCTGAGATGATGTCGATGGTGGAGTTAGACAGCGTGTAGCTGACGCCGCCGTTACCAACCCCGCCCGTCGGGCTGACCGTGATGGTCTCTTTCTCAATGGTCCACTGGTTCAGGCCGCGGTTGGCCCACTCGGCAAGAAGAAGGTTAAGGCTGCGACGCGCCGTGCGCTGATCGTAACCTGTGCGAATCTCAATGCCGCAACGCTCGAAGGCCTCTTCGATATAGTCTGCAACATCGAGTTCAAATGTCTTCGTGCCGGAGAGAGCCATTATTTACCTCGCTTCTTGGCGACCCCCGCTTCGGACAAAGCGATGGCAATAGCCTGCTTCCTGTTCTTTACCACAGGTCCCTTCTTGCCGGAATGGAGAGTTCCTGACTTGAACTCCTTCATCACCTTGCGGACCTTCTTTTGGGCTTTGGTTGGCTTTTTCATTTTGACCTCGCGGCCCGCATATTATCAACGAGATTAGGATAGACTCGTCCTGCCTTCTTCGCTGCCGCTTTCGCCGCAGCTTTTTGAGAAGGGGTTAGGGCCTTGGACTTGCCAAGACCCTTGGGGCGGGGTTTAGACCACACCGGCTTCTTGGCCATCAGCACACCTTGCAGGACTTGTTGCCTTTGCCTTCGCAGCAGCCGTCACCACGGGGCTTGACCTTGGAGACCATGCCACCTTTGGCCTTCGTCACGGAACCACCGCACT